ACTAGAGCTATCGTTGCTGCTGGTATTAAAGCGTTGTACGGAACTCCGTTCAGATACAACAACCACAAGATTTCTGTTAAGAAATCAGATTTAATTGCGCTTGATGCGTAATTAATAATTAGGGGCGACATAAAACCTATTACTATACTTACATTGTCGCCCCTATATAATTATTCTTATGGACTTAGAACACGGATTATTAATGTTTTTCTTTGGTTGTATTATTACAATCACAGGATTTTTTATTGCTTTTCTTGTTATAAATTATAATAAGAAAAAAGAAGAAGAAAGAATTAAAAGAAAAAACGAATCAAAGATACACCCTTATGGTGATGATACAGTATGACAAAAGATTATTCAAAAACAGAGAACTGGAATAGAAACGTAAGAACAATAGCAGAACACTCTAAAAAGTTTCCTATGACTCGTAAGGTTGATACATATGAGTATGAATCATTAGGCGAGTGTATTAGAAGTGACCAAGTACCTGCAGAAGAGATCGCAGAGATATTTACTGACAAAGCATTCTATAAATGGTATAAAAAGAAATACTGGAATGATAGATAAGATTTTAGAGAAGGTTATTGATAGAGAGGTACCTGATAATGAAATCGCTGTATTACTATCTGGTGGTGTAGATAGTTTAAGTGTGGCGTGTGCCGCTCATAGACTAGGTAAGAAAGTTAGTGCATATACATTTCATTTAGATGGCGATCCATCTTATGATGCAAAGAAGGCAGAAGAGGCGTCTAATAAGTTTGGTTGGAACTTTGATTTAACAATAGTACCTACAGATAAATTAGTTGAAGATTTTAAAAGACTTGCTTCAAAATATGATTGTCGTAAGAAGACACAATTTGAAAATACATTTGCGTATATGTATATGTTTCCAAAGATTAAAGAGAAGTATGTGGCGATGGGTATGGGTGTTGATATATGGTATGGGTCTAGTAAGAAAGTTGCCTTACACTATAAAGAGCCAAAGTCAAAGTTTGATGCGTGGCGTAAAGAATACTTTGACCAAGATACACCACCTGACTTGATGACACTAAAAGCATTATCAAAAGAATTTAATAAGACATTGGTATTACCATACACTTGGCAGAAAGAAGTAGAGGATTTCTTTTACCCTTTAGATTGGAAGACATTGAATAGAGGTAAAAACAAAAAGATAATTAGAGACGCATTTGAACCAGAGTTTAAACAGATAGAGCCTATACAGAAACATACTAATATGCAATTAGGTGCAAACATAGATCACCTGTTTGAGAAACTTCTAAATAACACAGAGATAAATTTTAAGAATAGAAGTAGAGTTATGGACATATGTAGAGACTGGTACGAACTAAACAAATCAAAGGCACAATTACCAATATGATACTAGTAGATTTAAACCAAGTAATGATTTCAAATCTTATGGCACAGAGTAAAGGTAATCTAACAGAGTTACCAAGTAAAGATACCGTAAGACATAGTATATTAAATACAATTAGAGCATTCAATGTAAAGTTTAAAGAAGAATATGGTGAAATGGTTTTATGTGCAGACGCGGCAGATCCTTGGCGTAGAGATATATTTCCAAACTATAAACATCAAAGACGTGTAGGTAGAGTAGAGAGTAAAATAGATTGGGATGGTCTATTTAAAATAATGAGTGACATCAGAGAAGAATTTATAAACAAACTACCATATAAAGTATTACACGTTGACAAGTGTGAGGCAGATGATATTATTGGTACGTTATGTGCACAACAAACAGAAGACTTATATTTAATTATATCTGGCGACAAAGATTTTATTCAACTACAACACTATGGTAATGTATATCAATTTAGTCCACTACTAAAAAGTTTTATAGGTGAACAACTAGACGCCACTGTATTTTTAAGAGAACAAATAATTAAAGGTGATAGATCAGATGGTGTACCAAATATATTAAGTGATGATGATATATTTTTACGAGACGAAAGACAAAAACCTATAAACAAAAAAAGATTAGAAGAATGGTCTAATGTAGATAACATACCACTTGGTAGCGAAACAAGAAAATACTACGATAGAAATAAGAAATTAATAGATTTATCTATGATACCACAGAACATAACTGAAAGTATTATAAATAGATACAAAGACTATAAAGTAAATGACAGGTCGCAACTGTTACAATATTTTATAGATAATAAATTAAAAGCATTGATTGAAAACATTAATGATTTTTGAAAACATATATATGGAGAAATAAAATGGCTGAAAGAAATCCTAATCTCATACCACCGAAAGCAATGGAAGCGATGGCAAGAACTGCTGGAGCTGGTAAAGAGTTAATTAGTGAAATCTTTACCAAGATCAACAACGCAAAAGACAAACCTAAAAAGATTGAGGTGTTGAGACAACACGATACACCTGGAATGAGAATGATCTTAAAAGGTGCTTTTGATCCAAAGATAGAATGGGAATTACCAGAAGGCACTCCGCCTTACATAGAGAACGAGGCACCCGCTGGTACAGAACATACCTACTTGGAAGTTGAGGCAAGAAAATTATATAACTTTGCCAAAGGTGGTAATAACACTATTAACAAGATAAGAAAAGAAACTTTGTTTATACAAATGTTAGAAGGCTTACATGCTGATGAAGCAAAGGTCTTATTAGACATTAAAAACAAATCACTTAATAAAACCTATAAAGGTTTGACTAGTGAAATGGTAAAAGAAGCATTTGGCTGGAACGCCGACTTTGTAAAACCATAAAAATACACGAATCAAAGGGTGCGACATCTTTTGTTCACCCTTTGTTCTCCCCTAAAATCGTTGATTTTTCACGCAAAATACCTATTGACAAAACCCTATTTTTATTGTATATTATAAATATGAAAGAGAGGAATATATAATGAAAAAGTTTGTAATTACAGTTTTAATAGTAAACGGTTTGATATGGGGTTTGTTGTCAAACATACAAGCAAAAGCGAATGATAATACCACAACAGTGATTGGTCATGTGATACAAAATCACAAAGAGATAGATCATGGTAAACTGTTGGAACAAGAAATGAGTAAAATGGCTCATCAGTTTTCTTTACAGATGGTATCTATTTTACAACAGCACTTACCTTACATTATGGATAACATGATGACGGAATTGAGATTAGAACTTGACAAGACGCATAAATGCCTCTTACTAAAAGACTCAAAGATTAAGGATAATGACTGTGCCCAAAACAACAACTAAAAAATCTAAAGTTAAAAAAATACTTAAACGAGACTTAGTGAGTAATCGTAAATATAAGACTACTTACAAGGACATCAACAAGTATTTTAAGATTATTAATAAAGCTGTGTTTAACAATGTATTGGCACCCTTTAACGATATACAAATTAAAAAAATTTATAAAGACGAGACAAAGAAGTCTTGCTACGGTCAAGTAGTAGTTTGGGAATGGCGAAGAAAAGGCACTCAACAATTTCATTTAGAGATGCTACCATACTACAGAAACAAGAAAGATTTTGTGGACACACTAGGACACGAAATGGTACACCTATATCAAATGGCCAATGTAGGTGATACTGGTAATCATAATAAACTATTTTATAGTTTTAGGCCAAAATTAAATAGAATAGGTTTAGACCTATAGAAAGAGGTGTGGTGTGAGTGGAAAAACAGGAAAAGAGCTTGATCCTTATTTAAGAGCTCGTATAGGAGACGCAAGATTTAATTTAGAACAATTAATTAAACCTAGTAATCCAAGTGGTACTAAAAGAGTTTATTACTTAGGTAATTTTCAAAAAGATGTACTAGATAATTTTACAGAAAAACAATCAAACAAAATATTCGCAATTATGGACAAATTTAAAGAACACGTGCATATGTTTCAAAAGAAGGTGCCAAGTTTTACAGATGCTGATGGCGTTGAGTGGTCTGGATATGAATATATTGCGGTAAAAAAATGAGAACAATTATTAGAACATTGATGGCCGTGGTAGTATTTGTATCTGCGATTGCTACTGTACATTTTTATGAGAAAGATGTTATTAGTAGAGCACAAGCAGATATGCCTAAATTACCAGATTTTGAATACTCAAATAACAAACAATTTTTATTGAATGTGAAACAGTGTGTTGACTACGTTTATTTCTACAATCAAATAGAAGAAGTAAACTTAGAATTATTATTGGCACAAGCAGCATTAGAATCTGGTTGGGGTAATAGTAGATTTGCTAGAGAGGGAAATAATCTATTTGGCATAAGAACTTATGATTTAAAAGAACCTCATATGTTGCCATCAAACAATCCTAAGAAGTGGGGTGTAAAAGTTTATATGCATGAATGTGATAGTGTATTAAATTATATAAACATACTAAATAATGGTAGTGCTTTTGGTGACTATCGAAAGTTAAGAGAAGATGGTATTGACGATCCATTTAAACTAGTAGAAACACTTGACGCATATGCATCTGACAAAGACTATTTTTCAAAAATAAAAAGTATATTGAGAAAAATTAGAAAAGATTATCAATAACATATAATGCTATTTAAAGAGTTGAACATAGGTGAAAAAGTCGTTGACGATATTGTAAGTATTATAGATAAATCTAATATCAATATTACAAAAAATGTCAATTGTACTATAAATGGTTATCAAACTGATAACATTTGTAATATTTTTTCTAACGAAATTAAGAAACAAATATTACCTTATGAAAACTTTAGTGATTTAATTTTTCATATGCATTATATAGAATATGATGACGGTGGTTATCAAGCAAAACATGACCATAGAGATTCAGAAAAATTTAGTTTCATATTATATTTAAATGATGCTGATGGTAATACAGTTTTTGAGGAACCTATAAATCAAAATGTAAAACCAGAAAAGGGTAAATTGATTTTATTTGATTCTAGTATTCTACATTATGGTACAGAAAGTTTTACTAGAAAAAAAGTATTAGTAGGAGCTATAAGTAAAATTATAAGAAAGTATTAGATGTTTTTAACAATATTAACATTTTTATCAGCAATATCCATATCTGTTATAGCAGCTGGATATTCAATTGTAGGACTAGCGACATTATTTGCTGGTGCTGTTGTCCCCATCATCGCCATGGGATCAGCATTAGAAGTAGGTAAATTGGTTGCTGCGAGTTGGTTATATCACAATTGGAATAGTGATGTACCACGCTTACTTAAAGGTTATCTATTTGGTGCGATCATAGTATTAATATTCATAACATCACTAGGTATCTTTGG